TGCTCGCGCATTTCGCCCCCCTCTTTGAATACCAATTCACGAAGAATATGGAGACGCAACTCGATGAAATCGCGACGGGTGGAATGGTATGGCACGAACTCTGTTATAAAGGTTGGTTTGAGGTCGCCGCGCAATTACAAGAACTTAAAGAGCGTGGTGTCGTAAAGGAGGAAATTCAAATCGACGACCGACATTCGTATATTCTAGGAAAGAACGGGCCGGTGATAAAGTGTCGTGTCGCAGACGCCGATAATGCTGTATCGCCAACGATACAGTCAGACGACGGCGACGGCGACGGCGACGGCGACGGCGACACGGACAGCGACGACAGGAGCGACGATGACGCGACCCCTAACGCCGCGGAAAAGAAACCGAAATTCATATTTAAAAGTGTGCGTCCGAACCTAGAGTATGCTAAAATACAGCGCGGGGAGTATTCTCTCGCGTATATGCTCGGCGAAGCGGACGTAAACGAAGGCGGAGCCGGGACCACTGGGACCGCCGTCTCTATCGCTGGAGCCGGGACACCCGTGTCCGTCGCCGGAGGTGGTCGTCTTATGGGCCAATACCAAGGCCAGGACATTATTACGAAAAGCGGGAAATATGGCGCGTATATTGTGTGGGGAAGTATGAATCTCTCGTTGAAGCCGTTGTTGGGTGGCGGTGGTCGCGGCGGCGGTAAATCCGAATTTGATCTGTCATTACAAGACGTGATTGCGTTTATACAAAAGTCTACTGGGGGCGCGGCTGGAGCAGAAGGCACGGAAGGCGCCGATAGCACGGCGACAGGCACACCTTACCAAGGCCAAATATTACGCACGATTGACGAAAATACAACAATACGATATGGAAGATATGGACCGTATATCTTTCATAAGACGGCGAAAATGACGAAACCTGCGTTCGTCGCGCTAAAAGGCTTTCCGGAAGCCCACGGAAATTATATGACGTGTGACGTCGCGAAGATACACGAGTGGACCGCAGCGGCGGCAGAAGCGCCAGCGAAACCGAAACCGAAGTTCGGGTTCTTCAAGAAGAAGTAATGCTACAAAAAATAATCCCAAACGCGTCGTATCCCCTCTTCCAGGGTGACCGCGCACCTAAACCCGAACAATTCCTGCGCCTTTGTAATCACCGGTCGGCGACACATCGGGTCGTCCTGGGTCCTCGGCAAGTATTTCACCGCGAACGCCGCGTCGTCGTGACGTAACACCCGCCGAAATACATCGACCAACTGGTTCATCGTGAATTCGCAATCCGGGTTGCCGATATTCACCGGCCCCACCGTCAGTATATCTGTGCTCCTCGCATCCATAAACGCCACCAATCCCCGCACCGTATCATCCACGTAGCAAAACGACCGCGTCTGTGTCCCATCTCCGTAAATCGTTATCGGCTCACCACGCCGGATTTGCCGAATAAAATTGGTGATGACCCGCCCGTCGTCGAGATCCATCCGCGGGCCATACGTATTGAATAGCCGCGCGACTTTCAACTCTAAATCCGGGAACCGTTTCTGATATTCATAGACCAACGTCTCCGCCACCCGCTTCCCCTCGTCATAACAAGACCGTTCCCCCACGGTATTCACGTTACCATAATAAGTCTCGGGCTGGGGGTGGACGAGAGGGTCGCCATAGACTTCACTCGTAGATGTAAACAGCATTTTACAATTGTAGAGAACACAGTAGTCAAGGATGCGCTGGGTGCCGTTGATTGACGTCAAGAGGGTCTCCATCGAGTATTTTTTGTATTTTTCGGGGGACGCAATAGACGCGAGGTGGTAGATTTCGTCGATATGCTCTTCTCCGAATAGTGTGGGGTCAATGGGCTTCGTGATATCGTATTCAATGAAGCGAAACCGCGACACGCCGCCGCAGGCACCACCCGGAGCGTATATCTCGCTTAAATTGTCGAGATACCCAGTAATGAGATTATCCACACAAATCACGTGGTTATTGGGAGATTGCGATAGAAGGTGGATACATAGATTGGACCCGATGAAACCGGCCCCACCCGTTACGAGAATCGTTTTCCGTGTCGTCGTCGCCGCCATTGTCGTCACTGTATTACATATCGCAATTATTATCTAAATAGAATATAACCGAATCATCATCATCATCATAAATGGATAAAATCGCAGGCCCCAATGACCTGGTCCCATCCTTTAAGATATTCTCAATGCTGATTATTATCACAATTGTCATCAAAATGATATTTCAGTATAGTTATAATGAAAACGCCGCGCCCTCATTTAGCGATGTGAGTAGTCTCACGGATGTATCTCTCATCAAGGATGAAATCAAGAAAAAAGACTCTTCAGACTTGAAGAAACAAGTCACGGTATACTTCAAGTCCTATATCTTCTACTACTTGACACTCCTATGGACCGTGTGCCTTATGATTACGATTGTATCCATTACACTGAATAAATATGACGTGAATAAACCTGGATGTATCGCGAAGATGAGTATGTTGAATGTCGTTCCCATTACGATGTTTATGTTTCTGCTGGGATGGATTATTTATCAGAATACGATATATTATAATAAAATCAATTCAGGGCATGTTGCGGAATCGTATGTGACCTTTGATATCGCGGTGAATATCCTTTTATTGGTCCAGGCGGGGATTATGTATGCGTATATCAATCAACAAATGCTGTGCTCGTCGGAGATGGGGCAGTATAGCGAGGCAATGTCGAAATATGGGCCGTATATTGCGGCGTTCGTGGCACTTCTTGCGGGCGGGTGTATGGTTCTCAACGAAATCATTTTGAGGTTCTTTACGACGGATGGGTAGCTTTTTGTATTTTTTTTGTGTTTACTCCATTGCCTCATCGGCAATTGCGTAACCACAAAACCTTAACGATATACTACCGCGTCCGATAGCCAGACCCGCCACCATCCGATAGCCAGACCCGCCCCCATTCTGGAGCCGGTTTCGCCCCACTTATCGCCCTGCGTCGTTTGGGGGCGCAACCCCACTAAAAAAACTTATAGGTCAACCCGCATCCCGTTTCATTTTCCCAGACACCCGATATTTTAATTATAAAGTGCTGAAACTGCGGTTTGTCGTAATGACGCATATCATTTTTCCATACACTAATTACACCATTTCGTAATTGTTGTATGATATCTCCGGACGGTGTGATAACATTACCCGACGACGACGACGACGACGACGATGCGCTAATCCGCAACCACTTATCTAATATACCGTTTTCAATCGTCTGAAAAATAGACAGCATCATCCGATTATGGTCGTGATTCGGGTCAAATTGACAGTTGTAAATATTGCTATTATAGTTCTGCTCATTTTGGCGGATGAATAACTCAAACTGTAGGTAGATTCCGTTCATTATAAAATCCTTGGTAGAGTAGCTGATTCGATTGAATGTGCTATTGGGAATATGGATATTTGGTTTTGTTTCAGTGAAATACACCTGCGAGCATTTATATTCGCCAGGAGTGATGACTACGTTCATTGTCGGCTCTATTATAGTGGATAAACTTATCGGTTTAAGTGAAAAATATTCTCTCGCGATATTTTAGTACGCACGATGAAATACCGTATCACGAATTATACGCGTAAACGCGCCACCCAAATCGGCGTCGTTGTAAAACCTTCCACAAACCCCGCGAAGAAAATCGACGTATTTCGTAAATCACGCAAAATCGCCAGTGTCGGCGCTGCGGGTATGAATGATTTTCCGACATATATTCGCACCCGAGGGCTCGCCTACGCAAAAACACGTCGCCGTCTTTATAAAATGCGGCACGAACGTGACCGTCACACCAAATGGACGAATGGGTGGTTGGCGGATAAATTACTTTGGTAGGACGGACGGACGGACGGACGGACGTAATGAATATAAACCGGTATAAACCAACGGCTTTGATACATAGTAATCGCGCCGCCCGCTCGCATACTCGCTACTCGCACCTGCCCGCCGTAATGAAGTTCTTCGATACACATTTCTGTGAATATGTCAAAAAGGTAGAAGAATATTCACTCCATCCCGTCATTAAAAAAGTATTCACAACATTCCCACCCGACATTCAATCGATACCGAGTATGATAATATACGGCCCGAGTGGGGTAGGAAAATATAGCCACGCATTGTATATGATTTCGCGTTATAGTCCATCGCAATTAAAATACGAGAAACGCATTGCGGTAGCATACAACAAGGACACATTTTTCATCAAAATCAGTGACTGCCATTTCGAAGTGGATATGTCGCTCCTCGGGTGTAACTCTAAACATTTATGGAATGAAATCTATAACCAAATCCAGGATATCGTGAGTTCGCGACCGAATACCACCGCGTTCGTTATGTGTAAAAATTTCCATAAAATACATAGCGAGCTATTGGAAACGTTTTATAGTTATATGATGGATAACCTCAAGTTCATTATTGTTTCAGACCACGTGAGTTTTCTTCCCGATAATATACTTCAACGGTGTAAAATGATTCCGTTCAAACGCCCTACCGCGACAATGTATAACAAGTGCTTGTTTCCGTCATCGGGAACGGGCACGGGCACGGGCACGGGCACGGGCACCGCGGCGACAACGGCCGCGGCCCGAAAACAATCCGCATCCGCATCCGCATCCGCATCCGCATCCGCCTCCGCCTCCGCCTCGTCATTATCACCCGCATCCTCCTCAATGATCGTCATCAAAGAAACCCCCATTCGTTTAACGAATAAATTTCGATTGGAGACCATAACCAATATCAAGGCATTGAAATCCAATATGACAGAACTCACCGAGCCCCATGAGAATATATGTAATTGTATTGTGGATATCATTCTCTCGCCAGACGCGCAATTGAAATACGACGCATTGAGAGAACGACTTTATGACATTCTTACTTATGATATCAATATCCAAGAATGTGTGTGGTCCATTCTGCGTCGTTTATTACAAGAGGGGTCACTTTCGCCAGAAATGATGGACGATATTATGATACGGACGTATACATTTTTTCAGTATTTCAATAATAATTACCGCCCGATATATCATTTAGAGAATTTCGTCTTATTATTAGTATGTAAGATACACGGGTACACGCATAAGTTTCCGTCTGTAGCCAATGCCTAGTTTCCCTGAAACCATTCAATCGTCATTACATACACTAGGATTTGCTGACGGGGTCGCGCCATCGTCCATCAAAGAATTAAATAAGCGATATCATCTTCTTGCGTTGAAACATCATCCGGATAAAGCCGGGGCCGATAGTTCTGTGAAAGACACCACCGAGAGATTCAAAGAAATCAATGACGCGCATAAACGCGTAAAGGCGTATTTTTATTCAAGTGACACGGATGACATCGAACACACCGAAACAGGTTATGATAGTATTCTTCAGCTCTTTATTCAGACGATTCTTGTCAAAATGTCGGCGACGGCGACGGCGACGGCGACGGCGCAAGGAGGGATAGACGCATCCGCGATTCAATCTCTCATCCATCTTATTATAACCAAGGGAATACAATCAGGAATCACAATGTTTCGTAATATGGATAAGCATTCGTGTATTACAATCTACGAACTTCTCTCGAAGAATCAGGACCTGTTTGGAATCTCTCGAGAGATGATGGATGAACTCTCTCGCATCGTGGAAGAAAAGACCGGTGAAGACGTCGTTGTTCGTCTGAATCCATCCTTGATGGATATGTTATTGGACCGTGTCTATATTCTTCAAGAGAATGGGCACTCGTATTATATTCCGCTGTGGCATAGCGAGCTTCATTTCAAGAATACGAGCACGGCGGTGGGCGAACGCGAACGCGAAGTGGTCGTATTATGTGACCCTGAACTCCCTGAAAATGTTAGCATTGATGATGATAATAATCTCTTCATTTCTCTCGACGTGGATATACGCGAACTATTTGTCAAGCAGATACTACCGGTCTATATCAATGATGAAGTAAAGTCGCACGGGATTGTCTATTATTTACACGCGTGTGATGTGAATCTACGGTCATCTACGCGGCAATGTGTGTTACTTCACGGCATCGGGGGGATTGCGCGGTGTAATACCCTTAGTAGTAGTGATATTTATAACGTCGGATTACGCGCAAATGTATATGCGAATATTCGTGTTACGCTAGAAAATTGATTGTATATTATGTATATTATATAAGATACAATGACGACTACGACAATGACGACTCCGTTTTTGGTTTTTGGTACTCACACGACTACGTCGGCTCCCGGCACTCCGCCTCCGGCTCCCGGCACTCACACGACTACGTCGGCTCCCGGCACTCCGCCTCCGGCTCCCGGCACTCACACGACTACGTCGGCTTCCGGCACTCCGCCTCCGGCTCCCGGCACTCACACGACTACGTCGTGTTCCGGCACTCCGCCTCCGGCTCCGTTCTCTGAATTGTCATTACAACTCACGGATTCATTAACCAAGGATGAAAAGAAAAACGCGGGCATCTTCTTCACGCCACCATCGTGTGTCCAGCGTATCGTGGCATTGTTACGGGATTGTGTGTCGGTAACGATACACTCTATTCTGGAACCATCCTGTGGCTCAGGTGAATTTATTACGGCACTGTCCCGCGCATACCCCCACGCGAATATAACCGGAATAGAGTTTCATCCCCACATTTATAAAGCAGTATCAAAGGCACTCACGCGCACAGGCACAGGCACGGGCACGGGCGTCGTCCGCATTCAACACGGCGATTTCTTGAAATACGACGCCGTGTCAGCGAGCGCGACCCCACCCGACCTCATCATCGGCAATCCACCCTATTTCGTAATGAAGAAAGAAGACGTCGCACCCGAATACCACCCCTACTTTGATGGACGGCCGAATATCTTTGTCCTATTTATTATGAAGTCGGCGCAGATACTTCGTGCGGGCGGGGTGCTGTGTTTCGTGCTTCCCTCTAGTTTTATGAATTCGCAGTATTATGACAAGACACGCAAATATCTTGTGCGTCATTTCGCGATTCTTCATATGAGTCGGTGTGACGACAGTAACGTGAACGACGCGTATTTGGATACGGCGCAAGATACGATAATACTCATTCTACAAAAACTCGGCGCAGGCGTCGTCGCAGAAAATACTACGCCCACCACCAGCACCAGCGGCGGCGGCGTATTTGAAAAATCCGGCGTGACTATATTTACAGATAACCTCCCTAGGTTAACGTCCTTATATGCGGGGGCTCGGTCATTACACGACCTCGGATTCAAAGTCAATATTGGAACCGTCGTTTGGAACCAGTGTAAGAATATCCTCACGGATGACCCCGCGAAAACCCGGTTGGTCTATAGTTCGAATATTGTAGACGGGACGTTTCTTCATAAAACCTATAAAAATCCCGGAAAAAAAGCGTTTATCGACCGGCCTGGTATCCGGACGCCGATGATTGTCCTGAACCGCGGATATGGTGTAGGGGACTACAAGTTTGAATATTGTCTTCTTACGCCAGACGCGGTGTCTGCGTCGTCCGCAGGGTACCTAATTGAGAATCACCTGATTTGTATTACGTTCGCGGACCCGGAAACGGCGACGACGGCATTTGAGCGCGTGATTCGGTCATTTCAAGACCCGCGCACACAGGAGTTCATTGATTGTTATTGTGGAAATAGCGCGATGAATGCCACCGAGTTGAATTATATGCTTCCGATATACGACGACGCCGATGCGTAAGAAGCGGCGGCGGCGGCGTTACGATATTTGAAACGCAGGAAATGCGATACCGTTTCCATTCTTCCATCGAAGAAGAACATTGATTTTTTTACCCGACTCTGTTTCACACTCGTAGCGTGATTTCGCGGGGTTTTTGACACACGAAACAATAATGTAATCGGCGGGGTCTATGCGCTGTAGGGTTATCGTAGGAGCGAAGGCCCCCGCCACTCCCGCTGGCGCTTCCGCTGGTGCTGGCTGAAACAGCATATACGTTTTTCCGTCTTGTGATTCGCAGAGATACTTTGTCAGTTTCACGATGTCAAGGTCGTGATCGGATATAAACGCGCGAATACTTTCGGTGGATACTTTCTTACACAACTCGTAAAATGTGATATCGTCCGCCGCGTTTGTGAATTGGCTGCTGTTGGCACACCCGGCGTAATACTTATCCTGTAGGTGCTTGACACACACTGGCGCGTTATTGTGAATTTGTTTCAGCCACTCTGCTCGGTCAGGTATCGCAGTCGATGCGGCCGCTGCTGCGATAATCATCAAATACTTATCATAGAAGTATTCTTCATACGACGCAGATAAATACTGACTAGGCTTCATTGGGGACACGAATTGAGGAGTGTCGCTTACTTTTGCCGCGTTGAATTTGAATTCTATATTACACACACACGCAACCGTTGGCGTGTCACGTGCGAAGAATTTGACAGAGAAGTCGTAGTTGTTCCCGCGACCCGCTGTCTGAATACACTCCACGCGTGAATATCCTGCGTCACCGCACCCGACCGCATAAGAAGCGAAGCATTCGTGAAGAAACCCATCCACTGCGGTTTTTAATGCGCGCCACCTTTCTGTGTGATAATATGTCACAGGAACACAGTCATTGATGATTGCGCCGATGATGGCCTCGCGCATTTTGTTGTTTTTGTCGTTTTGGTGACGCCCGCTGCCTCCGCTGCTGCTGCTGCTGCTGCCTCCGCTGCCGTCTGTGAATACGCGTGAACTTATTGCTGCGACTTGCTGTCCTAAATAGTTGAATGGAAATAATAGAACGGATTTCCCGTTTTGGGCCTTGATGGAATGCGCTAGCATAATGGAATGGAATCGAATGATGGAATGGAATCTATAAATGTAATAGTATTTCAATTTTATTACATTTACGCAAAAAAATGAAATCACCTGCGTTTCATATGTTAGTTCATATACACAAAGCGCGCGCGCGGTCGACATACCTGTATAAATCATTGTATCGAATATTCCGAGTCCATTAGACCTTACACATTAGACCTTAGACATTAGACCTTACGAACAATCTTCTTCTTGGATGCCGCATCACCTCCAGCGGCGGCGGCGGCGGCGGCGGGGGCAGCGGCAGCGGCCTTCACGACAGGCGCGGCCTTCACGACGGGCGCAGGCGCAGGAGTCTCGACTTCGTCGTCCTCATCGTCTTCGATGATTGCGGATACATTGTCGTGGTCACCACCATCAGCATCACCATCGACATCAGTAGGAATCACCTGTGCGACAATCTTCGTCTTCTCCTCATCATCCAACTTGATGTGGCACTTGCCCTTGAGCGACATCTTGGGCTTCACGATAGCCTGGAACAACTTCCAAGTCACACCGAACTTACCATTGGCGAACCAGATTCCACCACACTGGATGGACACAGCGATATGACTGCCCTTCGCAATCAAGTCCTTGGGAGATAGCGCAGGATTCATAGGGTCGGGGAAGATGGGCTGCATGTCCGTATCATACAGCTCCAGCTCCTTCCAGGTGTTGTCCCAGAAAGGCAACTTCACCTTCAGGGTTGGCGCACGGGTCATATCTGCCTCGAGTGTATCCTTATTCTTGGGATACTTGAGAACAGGAGTCCAGAGCGCATCCACCGCATCGGCAGTCATCTTGGGCTTGCTGAACCATTCCTTGGAATTCGCGATAGCGTCCTCCTTGATTTTCTTCTCAAACACAGCCATATTTGCGATGAACTTCTTGGTCGCGGGAGTCTCGAATCCCTCATTGGGAAACTGGAGTGCGAGGTCATAACTTACCTTGCCAGTCTTGTCGTCGGTGAAGTCATTTACACCCCACGTAAGCATCAAGGGAGATGACAGATTGAGAACTGTGCTAGTCTTTGAATTCACGATACCGACGCTGCGACCACCGACAGAGTTCACCTTGGGTTTCGTATATTTCATATCAGTGAGGGGATTGAAGGAAGCGCCGGAGATAACCATTTCAGAAGCCATTGTAATAGTAGTAGGGTAGGTAGAACGAACGTGTAGGACGATAGTTGAACGATGATATATATGTTCTATCAGAATGTTTAAATCAATTTTTTCTGGATGGTGAAATTCAAATACTTTGTTTCGATGCTCCACAACGACGATATTCCGCGTCACTCGTAAGACGCTGACAATTACATAATATTGTGTAATATTGTGTAATATTGTGTAATATTGAATTGACCCGACATATATCGAGTAGTGAAGCGCTAACTACGCTACATTGGAGCATTCACGCGAACGAGAAACAAAGATTGAAACTACCTCCTTCGATAAGCGTTCAAAGTCATCGCGTTGAGAGACACTAATAGTAAGTGTCTCCTTGATTCGAGAAAGAATATCCTGAAGACGTGCCTTATCTTTTTCAAGTTTCGCAACCTTTTTGGACTGTTCTTTGAACTGACTCGAGAGTAACTCCAATCGCGTGACGTCTTCACTGTAACTACCGTTATCGCCTTGAACACGACTCTTGTATTTATTGTAGTGGTTCATAAATACAGTCGCAAGATAGCCCGAAATATTATGCGTATTGAAATGAAGGTCCGATAGAATCGATATCATTTCATCTTTATACTCATCCTTCACAAGTTGTTGATCGACGATATCTTTTACATTCTTGATATGGGAAGCGAGTTTACTGAGAGATTTCAAAAATCCAGGACGCATCTTATCGAGTGATTTCAGATATTTCGTATCATCCAACATCTCACTGTAATGTTTCTGAAGTGTCGCGTTCAAGCGTTCGGTTTCAGTATACAAATTTTTCAAGGTTTCGCGTTCTTTATCGATACGTGCTTGCTCCTTTTGAATGGATTTGCTTACACGTTCAACATTTTCGCGGTTCTCATTTTCGTTCTTCACTTGGTCGGCATCGAGTTCTTTCATCATTGACACGAGTTTTCCCTTCATAGCATCGATTGGCGTCCTTGTTTTGGGGATGCTTTGGATGATTTCACGAATAACGCGCTCCTTGTTTGGAAGTTCGGGCTCATCGGCAGCAGCAGCAGGCTCAGCGGCAGCGGCAGCAGGCTCAGCGGCAGCAGCAGCAGGCTCAGCGGCAGCGGCAGCAGGCTCATCGGCGGCAGCAGCGGGCTCAGCGGCAGCGGCAGCAGGCTCATCGGCGGCGGCAGCAGGCTCATCGGCGGCAGCAGCAGGCTCAGCGGCAGCAGCAGGCTCAGCGGCAGCAGCAGGCTCAGCGGCGGGTTCTGCTTCTGCCGTTACAGTAACAGAAACATCGGGTTCAGCTGATTCAGAACCCATTGATGTCGATTTTCCTGAAGTCAAACCCTTCAAGTTGACTACCGGTTTTACAGCCATATTGCTCTTGCTCTTCGTCTTAGATTCAGTTGATTTAAAACTACCGCAAACCTTATTTTTTATCGCAGTGAAGGTAAGTGACATCGCTGCTTTGGCTATTTTACAACTCGCGCCTTCACACTTTGCGCTCTTCACGCAAGAAAAGATTTCTTGATTACAGCGAGTGCCACGAGTTTCAGGAGTTCCACAGCACTTGTCGTGAAGTTTACAGCACGAATCAAGAGAATCTTTAGGTGCCACTCCCCACTTACATTTTGGACCTTCCGCGCCATTGAACTTTTCACCTCCGCAGTAGTTGGGGCCACAATAGTTTCCGTAGATTTTGAGACCTTTGATACTGGGAACCAATGATTTTACCTTCTTGACGACCTTCTTCAATGCGTCCTTGCCTTTCTTGGCGACCTTCTTCAGGGCGTCTTTCACCTTGGGTCCGGCCTTCTTGACAGCCTTCTTCAGGGCGTCCTTGCCTTTCTTGGCGACCTTCTTCAGGGCGTCTTTCACCTTGGGTCCGGCCTTCTTGGCAGCCTTCTTCAGGGCGTCCTTGACCTTGGGTCCGGCCTTCTTGGCGGCCTTCTTCAGGGCGTCCTTGACCTTGGGTCCGGCCTTCTTGGCAGCCTTCTTCAGGGCATCCTTCACCTTGGGTGCGACTTTCTTGGCAGCCTTCTTCAGGGCGTCCTTGACCTTGGGTGCGACTTTCTCAGTGGCCTTCTTGGCCACCTTCTTCAGGGCATCCTTGACCTTGGGTGCGACTTTCTTGGCAGCCTTCTTCAGGGCGTCCTTG